CTCCATCCTGGTCGATCGGGACGGGACGGTCATCGCCGGCAACAAGACCCTCGAGGCTGCGCAGGCCCTTGGCCTGCCGGTGCGCGTGGTGGAGAGCAGCGGCGATGAGCTGGTAGTGGTGCAGCGCACAGATCTCGAACTGGACGGCGAGGACCAGCGCGCCCGGCGCCTGGCCTACCTCGACAACCGCGCCGGCCAGCTGGGGCTCGACTGGGATACCGATCAAATCCTGGCGGACCTCGAGGCGGGGGTTGACCTCTCGGGGCTTTGGGATGACACGGAGCTGGACGAGATGCTGGGCGGAATCGCCGCCGCGGCGGACGCGGCGGACGCGGCGGCGGCCCCTCGCCCAACCCTGGCGGATCGCTTTCTCATCCCGCCCTTCTCCGTCCTGGATGCCCGCCAGGGCTACTGGCAGGAGCGCAAGGCATCGTGGCTGGCGCTGGGCATTCACAGCGAACTCGGCCGCCTGGTGAAGTCGACCGGCAGCTTCTCCGGCAATGACCCCGCCTACTACAAGACCAAGCAGGCCGTAGAGCAGCGCCTGGGTCGCAAGCTGAGCAACAAGGAGTTCGAGGCCGAGCACTACACACCCTTCGCCAATAGCCGCCTCTGTGCTGGCCAGAACGGCAACATGCAGTCCGTTTTCGACCCCGTGCTGTGTGAACTGGCCTATCGCTGGTTCTGCCCGCCCGGCGGGGCTGTGCTGGATCCTTTCGCCGGCGGCAGCGTGCGGGGCATTGTGGCTGCCATGCTGGGCAGAGAGTACGTGGGGGTGGACCTCTCGGCGAAGCAGATCGAGGCGAACCGTGAGCAAGCGGCGGTGGTGTGCCAGGCCGCCGTCTCCGCGCCGCGCTGGATCGTAGGCGACAGCCGGGAGATCGCGGCGCTGGCCCCGGGCGAGTACGACTTCGTGTTCTCCTGTCCGCCCTACGCCGACCTGGAGCGGTACAGCGAGGATCCTCGGGACCTGAGCACCATGGACTACGAGGCGTTCCTCGAAGCGTACCGGGAGATCATCGCTGCGGCCGTGGGAATGCTGAAGGACGACCACTTCGGCTGCTTCGTGGTGGGCGACGTGCGGGGCGAGCGCGGTAACTACCGCAACTTCGTGGCGGATACCATCGCCGCCTTCCGGGATGCCGGCACCCACCTGTACAACGAGGCGGTCCTGGTGACACCACTCGCTTCCCTCCCCATCCGCGTGGGACGGCAGTTCGAGATAGGCAGGAAGCTAGGCAAGACGCATCAGAACGTGCTGGTGTTCGTGAAGGGCGACGGCAGGAAAGCGACGGAGGCCTGCGGCCCGGTCGATGTGACCTGGCCGCAGAGCGAGGGCGAGGATTAGACGAGCGGGAAGCGCCCTTCCCGCTCCACGCGCATGAGGCGCCCGCCGGACGGACAGGCCGCCCAGGCGGCGGTTTCGCTGTAGTGGGCCTTCTGCACGTCCCGCCAGGCGGCAAGGCGGGAATCCCAGACCTGTACCTTCCAATAGGGGTAGCGCCGTTTCGTGTGGGGGGCCTTCACGCTGCCTTCCTTCCCGCGAGCCGTGCCCCGGCCGCTGCATCGGTGCGGGGCTTTTGCTTGCCAGCCTAAGCTTAGTAAGGCTTCGCCCACAAGGCAAGGAAGCGACCGGAAGCGGGCGACGGCCGCCTGCGGCCAGATCGAAGTGTCCTGGCCACAGGCGGAAGAAGCGACGTGATCGTCCGGCGCTGGGAGGAGTTCACGGGGCGGAAGGCGGTGCTGGATGGCGACGAAGGCCACACCCAAAGCAGTTGAGCGTGTGATGCGCGAGCGCAAGGGCATCGCCCTGCGCCTGGCCGGTGCCACCTACGCGGAGATCGGCGAGCAACTGGAGATGAGCGAGTCGGGCGCGTACCGCCTGGTCAGGCGGTGCCTGGATCGCGAGCGCGCACGGACCGAGGAGGACGCCGAAACACTGCGTCAGATCGACCTGATGCGCGTGGAGCGGGCCATCCTGGCGCTGTGGGTACAGGTCAAGGCCGGGCACCTGGGGGCCATCGACCGGCTCCTGCGCTGTCTGGACATTCGCGCCAAGTACCTGGGGCTGTATGCGCCGGTTCGCCGCGAACTCTCCGGCCCGGAGGGAGGGCCGATCCAGCATGAGTATGACTTCTCGCACCTCTCCGACGAAGAACTTGATGCCGCCATTGCCGCCGCCGAGGCTGCTGAAAGAGGAGAAGCTGCGGAGGCAGTGGAGGAGGCAGGCGCAGAGGAATAGTGCCTCCCGTCGCTACTGGTCTGATCCGGTCGGCTTCCTGCGCGACTGCATTCGCTGGCCGGCGGGGAAGGGCCCGACGCCCTACCAGGAAGAGATCGTGGGGGCGCTGCCCAGCAAGCGCCGAGTGGCCGTCCGCGGCCCGCACGGTCTGGGTAAGACGGCGCTCTCGGCTTGGGTGGTGTGGTGGTTCGCACTCACCCGCGACGGCGAGGATTGGAAGATCATCACGACGGCGTCGGCCTGGCGGCAGTTGGAAGTCTACCTGTGGCCGGAGATCCACAAGTGGGGGCGGCTGATCCGGTGGGATCGCATCGGCCGGGCCCCCGTGACCGACGCCGAACTGCTGATGCTGAACCTGAAGCTCTCGACCGGGGCGGCCTCCGCCGTGGCCAGCAATCAGCCGGCGCTCATCGAGGGCGCGCACGCTGACAGGATCCTGTACCTCTTCGACGAGTCCAAGACCATCCCCGAGGGCACCTGGGACGCAGCCGAGGGCGCGTTTGCGGGCGCGGGGGAGGGGAACGAGCTTGAGGCCTTGGCCCTGGCCGTATCCACGCCGGGCGAGCCCATCGGCCGTTTCTACGACATTCACCGCCGGGCGGCTGGCTTTGAGGACTGGCACGTGCGGCACGTCACCCTCGAGGAGGCAATCGCCGCCGGGCGCGTGAGCCCGCAGTGGGCAGAGCAGCGCAAGCGGCAGTGGGGAGAACAGTCGGCGGTCTACCAGAACCGCGTGCTGGGGCAGTTCTGCTCCAGTGAAGAGGACAGCGTGATACCGCTCTCGTGGGTGGAGGCGGCTGTGGCCCGCTGGGAGGCGGGCGCTACCCGAGGCGCCATGACCTGCCTGGGGGTGGACGTGGCCCGGTCCGGCTCGGACGATACGGTACTGGCCCCGCGGCACGGAGTGCGCATCGAGGAGCTGCGTCGCTACAGCCTCGAGGACACCATGGCCACCACCGGCCGGGTGGCCGGGGTCCTTCGCCAGGGAGGCTACGCCGTGGTGGACGTGATCGGCCTGGGCGCCGGAGTGGTGGACAGGCTGCGCGAGATGGGCATGGCGGTGGTGGCCTTCAACGCCGCGGAGGGAACGCCGGCGCTCGACTCTTCTGGGGAGCTGGGGTTTGTGAACAAGCGCTCCGCCGCCTGGTGGAACATGCGCGAACTGCTGGACCCGACGTCGGGGGCCGACCTGGAGCTACCGCCCGATGACCTGCTGATTGGGGATCTCACCGCTCCCAAGTGGCGCGTGATGAGCGGGGGCCGCATCCAGGTGGAGAGCAAAGACGAGATCCGCAAGCGACTCGGGCGCTCGACAGACTCAGGGGACGCGGTGATCCAGGCGTACTGGCGCGACCCGGTTATGGAGTCGGACGCCATGGTGGAGTTCTACGACCCGGTCAGCATCAGCCCCTTCTAGGGGGAGGTAGCATGGGAATCCTTGACATCTTCCGCACCTCGGCTCCCGCGCCGGTGGTATACGACTCCCCGGAGATGGAGCTGCTCCAAGAGCGCCTGGCCGCGCTGGAGCTGGCGCTTGAAGACGTGGGCTGGGTGCGCCTCGGTATGGAGGGCGAGCGCGAGTTCTCCCGCGAGGGCCTGGACCGCATCATGCAGATCGCCCGCTACAGCTACCTCAAGAATCCGCTCATCAACCGCGGCGTGGAGGTGCAGCGGCTCTACGTGTTCGGGCAGGGTGTCAGCATCCGGGCCGAGGATGAGCAGGTCAACGAGGTGGTGCAGGCGTTCCTGGCTGCCAATAGGAGCGAGTTCCGGCAGTCCGCCCTTGGTGCCAAGGAAGTGGAGCTGCAGGTAGCCGGCAACCTGTTCACGGCCATCTTCACTAACATCGCCACCGGAGAAGTGCGCGTGCGATCCATGCCTGCTGAGGAGATCCGGGACATCGTGACCAACCCCGACGATCGGGGAGAGCCCTGGTACTACCTGCGCGCCTGGAACGACGCCCGCAACCGCCGCCAGGAAGTGCTCATTCCCGACTGGCAGTACGACCCCGCCGCCAAGCCCACCACGTATGCTGTGGGCGGTCAGAACCGCTCTGTGGACTGGTCGGTGCGCATCCACCACGTCAAGGTCGGGGGCTTCGCCCACATGCGCTTCGGGGTGCCCGAGGTCTTCTCCGGCCTGGACTGGTCCCGCGCCTACAAGGAGTTCCTCGAGGACTGGGCCACTATTGTGCGCTCCTATGCGCGGTTTGCCTGGAAGCGCAAGACCCCGGGCGGCAAGGCGGGAGTGGCAGCCGCCAAGGCCAAGATGAATACCGGTGTGGGAGCCTCGCTCTACGATACCAACCCGCCGCCCGTGGCCGGGTCCATGGCCATCGTGAGCGAGGGAAGCGACCTGCAACCCATCCGCACGGCGGGCGCCACCACTTCCGCCGAGGACGGCCGCCGCATGCTGCTGATGGTGGCCGCTGCCATGGGCCTGCCGGAGACGTTTTTCGGGGATGCCTCCGTGGGATCGTTGGCCACGGCCAAAAGCCTGGACCGGCCTACCGAACTCAAGTTCCGCGACCGGCAGTCACTGTGGGAGGACTGGCTGAAGGAGTTGATCCAGTACGCCATCGAGCGCGCCATGGCGGCCCCCAGCGGTCCGCTGCCCGTGATGCTGGACGAAAAGGCGCGGCACCTGGATGTGGACTTCCCACCCGTGTTGGAGCGCGATATCGACCGCACCATCGGCGCGATCGTCACCTCTGCCACCCTGGACGGCAAGGCGCTGGCCGGGACCATGGATCTCCCCACGGTCTCTCGTATGCTGCTGACGGCGCTAGGCGAAGACGACGTGGACGAAATCCTAGCTGCGCTCTTCCCCGAGGGCTGGGAGGACCGGCAGGCAGGCACGGAGGCGCAGGAGTCGTTCGTGGAGGCGGTGCGGACGCTGCGCGAGGCGGTGGCCGACCTTGCGCGCGACTGACCTGCTGCCCATCCTTGACCGCTTCCTGGAGGCGATAGCGCGCACCCGCCGCGAGAGGGCGCTGGCCAAGGCCACCCAGCGCGCCGAGAGTGCCCTTTCTCGGGCGTTTCAGGAGCAGGGCAGGGTGTTTGTGGAGTTGTGGGACACAGCGGCCAGAGAAGCGGGATTGCGGGAGGGACCGCCGCCACCTCCGCCGCCACCTCCGCCGCCGGGAGACGCCGCGCTGACTCTCCCCTGGGAGCAGTATTTCGGAGAGGCGGAGTTGCAGACGTTGCAGCTGTTCGAGGAGCCCATCCAGGCTCTGGCGGAGACGGCTATCCAGGCCGGAGCACGGGCGACGATTGCCGACCTGGGGGCCGATATCTCGTTCAACCTGGCCAACCCCCGCGCGGTGGCCTTCCTGGAGCGTTACGGGGCCGAGCGCGTGACCAAGATCAACCAGACCACGCGCAAGGCCATCCACGACATGGTGACGCGGGGGATGGAGCTGGGGCTGCCCTATGACCAGGTGGCCGAAGAGATCAGCAGCCGTTTCTCCGAGTTCGCCGTGGGGATGCCCCAGCGCCATATCGAGAGCCGGGCGCACCTGGTGGCCGTGACCGAGGCGGCCAACGGCTACGAAGAGGGCAGCCGGAGCGCGGTCGGTGAGCTGGAGGAGGCCGGTATCGAGATCGAGCACAAATGGCTCACAGTGGGTGATAGCCGGGTGTCTGACGGGTGCCGAAGTAATCAGGCGGCCGGGTGGATACCGAATGGCCAAGCCTTCCCCTCCGGCCACGACCGGCCGCCGAGATTCCCAGGGTGCAGATGCACGGCACTTTACCAGCGACAACGGTCGGAACCCAAGCGGCCCGATGTTCCTGTGAAGCAGGCGGCGTTCGACTTGAGCAACTATCCGGACAGGCCGCCAGTTAGGAGCATGTTCTCTGGCAAGACTGTCCCCGGTAGCCGAGACGGAATTGATGAAGCGATCAATGCCATAAACGAAGTGCATCGTTTGCCGGTGGATGTTGCTGATGTTGAGGTGGTAGCTGCACCATGGTTCGATGCTGGTAGTGGCACTATGGGGGCTTTCAACCCAACGTCAATGGGAAGCGCGCGCCCATCAATCTTCTTGCGGGACGACATCGCGGCATCGATGAAGAGTGAAACGCTGGTGCATGAATTTGGGCACTATATCGATTATGAAGTTCTGGGCGAGGCAGCAAGCAGCGGAATGAACGGAACTGGTGTTCTCAAAGAAGTTATGCAGGCGATAAAGGACAGCACATCCTATCGCGATTTTCTCGATATTCAGCGTGCCGGTCATGTAATGGTAGAAGCAGTTGATGGCACCGTAACGAAGGCTGTACTAGAACCTGAGTTTATAGAATATGTATTGAAGCCTGATGAACTTTGGGCGCGCGCCTATGCTCAGTACATCGGGACGCATAGCAGTAACCCTCTCATCAACGAAGCTATTGCCGACTTGACATATTCTGAGAAGAACCGCTTTCTACCGTACCAATGGAAAGCAGATGATTTTGCGGCTATAGACCGAGAAATAACCAAAGCTATGGAGGCGTTGGGATGGCTGCTGAAGTAGCAGAAGTGGATATAGCCAAACTTACAGATGAAGAGCTTGAAGCGTGGGCTATCGCAGTTGGCGTTCCGGAGATCATCTGGCGACGCATGATAGCTCTTAGACATTGCAAGAAAGACGACGCAGTCTTGTAAGACCCCGTAAGGAGGTCCGCATGGAACTTGACCAACCGGCCCGCGCCAAGCTGGCGGAGATCCGCGCCATCCTCGAGCGCGAGGAAGGCGAGCCCACCGCCGAGGCCGAAGACCTCACCCTCTCCGGCGACTTTGTGCCGCTGGTCGAGAAGGCCGTAGGCGCGAATGGCACCATGGCCGTGAAGATCATCGCCCCCGGCCAAGGCTCCAGCGGTTACTACCCGGCCGAGGTGCTCGAGCGTGACGGCCCGGGTGTCTTCCGCGCCGGGACCAAGATGTACGTTGACCATCCGACGCCCACCGAAGAAGCCGAGCGCCCTGAGCGCTCGCTCCGTGACTTGGCAGCGGAGCTGGTATCCGACGCCCGCTATGAGTCCGCCGGCGTGGCCGGGCCAGGGCTGTATGCGGACGCCAAGGTCTTCGATCCCTGGAAGCCCTTCGTGGAAGAGCTGGCCCCCCACATCGGCGTCAGCATCAACGCCATAGGCAAGTACCGCGTGGGGGAGGTCGCCGGCCAGAAGACGCCCATCATCGATGCCATCGTGGCTGCCAAGAGCGTGGACTTTGTGACCACGCCCGGGGCCGGTGGCCAGATCCTATCCCTGTACGAAGCGGCGCGATCCCGCGTCGTGGAACCGCAACCGCACAGCGGAGGTGAAGACGTGGACGAGACCAAACTGAGGGAAGCCGAGGCTGCGCGGGATGCCGCGCTCGCGGAGGCACAGGCCGCCAAGGAGCGCGCGGAAGCGCTGGAGGCGGAAAACGCACGCCTGAAGGAGGCGGACGTCCTGCGGGAAGCCCGGGCCTTTGTGGCCGAGGCGCTCCCCGCCGATCTGCCGGAGCTGACCCGCAAGCGCCTGCTGGAGACTCTCGCCGCCAAGCCGGTGCTCGCAGACGGCGCGCTGGATCGAGACGCCTACAAGGCGGCCATCGAGGCTGCGGTGAAGGCCGAGGTCGAGTATCTCGCCCAGATCACCGAGTCCGGCAAGGTCAAGGGCATGGGCGGCGAAGTCGGTCAGCCCGAGAGCGGCCAGCTCTTGGAGGCCTGGAAGGCCAAGTATCGCTCCGAAGGTTATGACGACGCGACCGCTGAGAAGCTCGCCCAGGTGGCGAGCGGGAGGTAAGCCAAGATGGCAGACAACATTGTCTCTTCGATCCTGCGCATGACCTGGCCGGTGGTCGTCACCGACCCGGCCGCGCCCAACTCCGGCGACCCGGTCCGCTTTGGGAGCATGACCGGTATCGCCATGCTGGACGAAGGCGACGGCGGCGTGGGTGCCACCGAGACCGTGGTCGACTTCGGCATGTATGTGGCCGATCACCCCGTCACCGACGTGGTGACCGGTATCGCCGTGGGCGACACCGTGTACTACGTGGACGCCAACGACCGCCTGGAGAACCTGACTACGGGCACCCCCTACGGTATCGCCCTGGAGACGGTGGACGCTGGTCTCACTGCCACCATCAAGGTGCTCCACTGCCCGCACCCCGCGCTGGGAGCAGGCACCGTGGCTACCGCGTCTCTGGCGGCCGGTGTGCTCTCCGCTGACGTGGCCGGGCGCGCCAAGATGGCAGCCGGCTATTTCGACGCGGCCACCGCGCTCGATAAGTTCGGCGCCGACTCGCTCACCAACGCCGTGCTGCTGAACGCCGTCCAGAACGGGGCCTTTGCGGCCGATGCCGCCACCCGGGCGCTGTTCGCCGACAACTTCATCAACGAGGACAAACTCGATCCGACCGTGATGAAGTTCGCGGACGTCAAGCTGGAGTCGGCCGATGTCAAGGCGCTCAAGGCCACGCCCGTAGAGTTGATTGCCGCGCCCGGAGCGGACCTGGCCGTGGTGCCCATCTCCGCTGTGATCCACCTGTCCTATGGTGGCACCAACGTGTTTACCGAGACGGCCGACGACCTGTCCATCGGCTGGGACGGCGGCGCGGAGATGCACGAGATCGAGACCACCGGCTTTATCGACCAGGCCAACGACGAGACCCGCTACATCACTTTCGAGCGCGCGGAGACCTTCGAGCCGGTGGAGAACACGGCCGTGGTCATCACCAACCTCGATGATGAGATCGCGGGCAACGCCGCCAATGACAACGAGATCCACATTCGCATCTACTACCGGGTGATCCCGACCGATGCGTTTATCGCGTAGACCCTGAGCTAACAGCTCCCCCGCCCCGAAGGGCCGCTTCTCGAGCGGCCCTTCTCTTTCCCCCAGACTCACGGAGGTACCATCACATGGCTGAGTTCCTGCAGCTCATGGAAAACTGGAGGGGCTTCTCGCCGGCCACGGCGAAGCGCTTCTCCGAGGCCCAGCTCACCGAGGCCCTGCGCCTGGTGCGCAACGAGTACGGCATGAGCCGGTACGCGCATCAGCACGCCCTGCATGAGGCCATCACCACCTCGGACTTCCCGACCCTGTTCGGGGTGCTGGTGCAGAACGACATGCTGGCCAAGTGGCAGATCAACGTGCCCGACTGGAAGGCGTACTGCCCCACCGGCACGCTCCCCAACTTCAACACCCATAACAAGCACAAGGTCTACGGCCAGGACAACTTGCTGCCGCAAGTGGCGGAGAAGGCCCCGTACCTGACCACGCCGTCCGGCACCGGCGCTTACACCGGATCGCTCGCCAAGTACGGCCGCCAGTTCGATATCTCGTGGGAGTCGGTCATCAACGATTCCATGGGCGCCTTCAACGACATCGCTGAGCGCTTCGCCAACGCGGCCATCCGCACTGAGGCCCGGCACGTGACCGAGCTGTACAGCTCCGCCACCGGTCCGGCCGCCGGCCTGTTCGGTGCTCCCATCGCCGACGTGGACGGCCAGAACGTCACCAACACCGGCGTGCTGCCGCTGACCATCGCCAACCTGCAGACCACGCTGCAGCTCATGGCGCTGCAGACCGACCCCAACGGCGAGCCCATCGCCGTGCGCGGTGTGCACCTGGTGGTGCCGACCAGCCTGGAGTTCACGGCCCGCGCCATCCTGAGTTCGGCCATGCAACAGGAGCTGGCATCCGCGGTCCCGGTGCCCGTGACCAACATCGTGCCGCAGCTCGGTATCAAGCTGCACGTGGACCCGTACCTCGAGGTGGTGGATACCTCCGGCACCGGCGACACCACGTGGTATCTGTTCGCCGATCCCAGCCAGGGCCGCAGCATCCAGATGGACCGCCTGGCCGGCCATGAGGCCCCCGAGGTCTGCATGAAAGCCTCGGACAAGATCAGCATTGGCGGCGGGGCCATCAGCCCGTTCGAAGGCGACTTCGACACCGATGACATCAAGTACCGCGTGCGAGTCGTCCACGGCGGCTGGCAGCTTGACCCCCGCTACTGCTACGCCCAGGTCGGCCAGTAAGAGCGGCTGAGAGAGAGGTAACGCCATGGCCGCCACCTACACCGCCGGGGCCTCCGCCCGAGACAACGTCCGCCTGCTGATCGCCGACACCGACGTCACCAACGCCGTGTTCGAGGATGAGGAGCTGGACGCGCTGCTCGGGCTGGAGTCCTCCAACGTTCTGCGCACGGCGGCCATGGCGCTCGAAACCATCGCCTCGTCCCAGGTGCAGGTGCTCAAGGTCATCCGCCTGATGGACCTCACCACGGACGGGGCGGCCGTCTCCCGCGAGCTGCGCGCTCGCGCGGTGGCACTGCGCGCTCGTGCTGATGAGATGGAGGCCGCTGAGGACGATGGTGCCTTCGATGTGGCCGAGATGACCGTCAACCACTTCTCCTGGCGCGACCAGGTCTACAACCAAGCCCTGCGCGAGCTGTGAACCCCGGCGGCCTGACACATCCCAACATGCTGCTCTCGCTGGGCGATTTCATGCCGTCCGCCGTGACCATCCAGGCGGCGACCTACACCACCAGCGGAACCGGCGTCAAGACGGCGGCCTGGGCCACGCTGGCTGGTCACGCCGACCTTGATTGCCGGGTGTCGCCTGTCATGTCGAGTGCACCCGAGTGGCAGGCGCTCGACACCATGGACCTCACCCGTGCGCACCGCACTATCGTGCTGGCCTGCCACCCCGACATCGAGCCCGGTATGCGGGCCGTGACGGCGAGCACCACCTACACCATCCAGAGTGTGCGCCACGACGGCAGCGGCGTCATGACCGAGTTGCTGTGCGAGGAGGTGGCCATCGGATGATTCGCGTTCGCGTCACCGCCGATCCCAAACTAGCCCGCGCCATGCGCAAGCTCCAGGATCCTGCTCTCGTGGAGAAGATGCTGGAGAACGCTCTGGTGGCCGGCGCCCTGCAGATCGTCAACGCCGCCAAAATCCGGGCGCCGTACAAAACCGGCAACCTGCGGCGATCCATCCATGTCGGCGGCCACATCGACGCTGACCCACAGACGCAGATGGACATGGCCGACACCACCGGGACCGACATCGGCGGGGCCGGTCGCTATGGCAGACATCAGGTGCGCGTGCGTGTCGGCACCAACGTGGAGTACGCCGCACCTCTGGAGTACCGCAACGCCGGGGCGCGCGCCTATATGCGTCCGGCGGCCGATGAAGCCAAGGCCGACGCCATCCGTGACATGCGCGATGCCCTGGCTGACCAGCTGGCGAAGGTGGTCCGGTGAGCATCCCGGCGGACCTCGTGACCTATCTGCAGGCCGACGTCGCCCTCGACACTCTGATCGACGGCCGCGTGCATCGGCACCGCATACCACCCGACCCGACATTCCCGCTGATCGTCTACCGGCGCGTCAGCACCCCCGAGCT